GCAGCGCGACCGCGGCCGGCAGCGCGGTGTTGCGGGTGCCGGTGCCGCTCGTCGGCACGGCCAGCGCGGCGGCGACGGCGGATGGCCGGCTCACCGCGGCATCGCTCCGCGGCGCCGGCGTGGCGGGCGCCACCGGGACGGCGACGTTGACCACGGCGAAGCGGTTGGCGGGCACGGCGACCGCGACCGCCAGCGCGACCGGCACCCTCACGAAAGGCGGCGTCTCCATCGCGGCGTTCGTGCTGACGCGGGAATGGGGTGAAGCATGATCCTCTATCGCAACGTGGCCGGCCAAGAGGTGTTCTTCACCATCGTGGACGCGCTGACCGGCCAGCCCATCGTGGACGCGACGGTGGCCGCCTGGATCGCGCAGGACAGCGGCGCGCAAGCGGCCGGCGCGGGCACGGTGGACAACCTGGGGCACGGGCAGTACCGTTACAACTTCACGGCGGGCGACACCGACGGCGAGACCGTCGGGCTCCTGCTCGTGGCCGACGGCGCCGTGCCGATCTCGTTCTCGTGGACGACGGCGGCCGTGCCGCCCGAACCGATCCCGGGCACCGGCGGGCCACTGCTCGTGACGCTCACGACGGCGAAGCGGCACCTGCGCCTGCCGCTCGACGGCTCCGAAGAGGGCAGCCCCAGCGACACCGACAGCGATCTCTTGCTGAAGATCGCGCAGGCGTCCGACATGGTGCGCGCGTTCGTCACGCCGTCGGGTTCGCCACCGGAGTCGGAGACCTGGGACGAGACGACCGTGCCGGCCGTCGTGCAAGCCGCGGTGCTCTATCAGATCGCCGCGCTCTACCAGTACCGCGGCGACACGTTCCTGGCGCGGGGCGACGACCTGATCGCGCTGGGCGACGCGGGCGGCATCTGCACCGAAGCGGCGCGGGCGCTCCGCGCGGCGGGCTACCGCGACCCGGTGCTGGCGTAGGGGGAACAGCCGATGTCGTGGACGACGCCGACGTTGGGCGAGTTCAGCGAACGGCTCACGCTGCTGCGCCCGACGTTCACGGAGGACGGCGTGGGCGGGCAATTGCCCGGCGCACCGGAAGTCGTGGCGGTCGAGTGGGCCCAGGTGGACCCGCGCTCCGGCCAGGAAGTGATCGCGGCCGGCGGGCTGCTGGCGACGATGCCGATCCGCTTCCGGCTGCACTACCGCGAAGACGTGGACGAGACGTGGGTGCTGGAGTGGCGCGGCCGGCGGCTGCAGGTCAACGCGCCGCCGGTGCCCGAAGGCGGGCAATTGCGCCAGTGGCTCGTGCTCAGCGCGGTGCAAGGAGGACCGTCGTAACATGACCAGCCCGCTTGCCCCGATCGGCGCGATCCAGCACGCGCTCTACGACCTGCTCTGCGGCGACTCGACGCTCGTGGCGATGCTGGCGCCGACCGCGACCGGCGCACCCGGGATCACCGACACCGCACGTCCGGGTGCAGCGTATCCGCGTCTCGAGATCGGCGCGTTCCACGCGGTGCCGGCACACCGCTACGGCCCGCGTTCGGGCCCGAAGTATGGCTGGGAAGTGTCGGGGCAGGTGAAAGCGCTCTCGACCTACCCGGGCAACGCCGAACTTCACGCGATCATCGCGCGCGTGACGGACCTGCTCACGGAGCCGACGACGGCACTGACCGTCACCGGGTTCCCCGACGTGGCGTGCCGCGTCACGGACGTCGGGCCGGAGTACGCGGAGAACGTCGGCAGCGTGCTCGTGCGGCACCTGCCGGTGATCGTGCAGGTGGACGTCCATGAAGCTTGACCTGCTGATGGCGCAAGTCCAGGCGCTCCGCAGCCAGTGCGAGGCGTTGCTCGTCCTGACCGCGGAGATGTTCCCGTTGCCTGACACGCCGGCACCGACGGAGGCGTGCGAACACCCGGAGGATGAGCGGGTGAACACCAGCACGCTCCGCGGGCCACGGACGTTCTACTGCAAGCGGTGCCGCCAGGAGATCGAGGAACAGCCACCGTGAGCGGTGGCGTGATGGCGGGTAGGCTGGAGTGGATAGCGTTCTCAACAAGGAGACAGGACCATGCTTGGAATCGGTGCATCGCTGAAGCTGGACAGTTCCGCGTCGCCTCCCGTCTTGACCGAGGTGGCGTCATGGTGCACGAACATCGATCAGGCCGGGACGATCAACGAGGTCGAGGCCACACCCTATCAGCCGGGCGTCGAGAACCCGGTCAAGATGACGGAGGCGGGCTTCGACGATTTGTCTTTCACCTTGACCGTCAAGTACAACGCGGCGGCGTGGGCGTTCTTCTCGCCGCTGAAGGGGGCGAAGGGGCTCAACTACGAGTATGCCCCGGCGGGTGAGGTGCTGGGCGAGGCGCTCATCTCCGGGTTGACCGACGTGCTGCAGGTTGGATCGCCGAAGGCGGGCCCGGAAGCGCTGCTCGTCTTCGAAGTGCGGCTGCGCTGCACGTCGCAGACGCTCACGACGCACGGCACGTAGTCCGTCATGGCACCACGCGAACGGCAACGCAGGCGAGTCCCTGCATCCCGTGGGGGCTCGTCTGCTTTTCAGGAAGGGGCAGCACCTATGGCAGTGGGCACCGTCACGATCCAGTTGGATCAACCGCGGCACCTGCGGTTCACGATCCGCGCGCTGGCGCGGCTGGAGGATCTCTGCGGGCAACCGCTGGGACCGTTCGCCGCGCGGTTGGGCGAGACGTCGATCAAGGGCTACGTCTACGCGTTGCTGTGCGGCCTGGAGCACGAACTGCCCGGGCTCACCTACGAGCAGACGATGGAACTGCTCCAGATGGCGCTCGATCACGGCCGGACGCTCAACAAGATCGCCGAAGACATCACGGCAGGGTTCGCGGCGAGCGGGCTGTTCGAGCCCGCAAAAAACGCGGTCCCGCCGGCCGCGACGCCGGCGGACGCGGCGACCGGCGCGGAAGGCTAGACTTCCACTCCTGGGTGACGACGGCGGAAGGGTTCGCGCTGGGGGAACTGCGGCTGCTGCCGTGGGAGTTCGAACGGCTCACGCCGCGCGAACTGCTGCTGCGCGCGGCCGCGGTGGAAGAGCAGTGGGAGCGGCTGGCCCGGCTGCTGGCGTGGATCGCGCAGCCATCCTACAAGACGCAACTCACGCCAGCGATGTTGCTCCGCGGGCGACCGCGGGCACCACACTAAGGGGTGCGTATGTGGCCGTGACCGGCGTGAAGGACGTGCTGGCCGGGCTCGACCGGGTGCAGCGCAGCATCCAGGCGGACGTGCGCGAGGTCACGTCGCAGACGCTCCGCACGGTGCGCGAGCGGGCCTACGCGCTGTGCCGGCGGGGCATCGAACCGGGGCCCTGGCCGGGCCACGTCCGCGATCAATTACGGTGGCAGATCTCGCGCGACCTGCCGCAAGGCGCGGTGTGGGTCGAGCGGCGAAGCAGCGTCGCGAGCGGGAAGATCGGCGGGCGCTACGGCACGGACAACGTCGGGCTCTGGCTGGAGTACGGGACATCGCAGATGGACGCGAAGCCGTACCTCCGGCCGGCGGTGGACACGGAGCGACGTCCCTACGAAATGAAGCTGCGCGCCGCGACCGACCGCGCGACGCGTCGGTTCTAAGCCTATGGCTGCATCCATCATCGTCCGCTTCGGCGGCAACCTGGACGAACTGAAGAAGGCGCTGGCCGAAGGCAAGGTCATCATCCAGCAGTCCAGCGAGTCGATGGACAAGCTGGCATCGAAGCTGCGCGGCGACCGCGCGATCACCGACGCCCAGCGCTGGACCGGCGCGCTCAAGCAGGTGGGCGACGCGACGAAGCTGACCGCGACGGAGGCGGAACGCGCGAACCGGGTGTTCCTGAAGGGCATCGACGCCTACAAGCGCGCCGGCCGGGAGATCCCGCCCGAACTGCAGAAGATCCAGCGTGAGACGCAGGCGGTCGTCGATAAGAACCGGCTGCTGGAAGAGTCCGCGCGGAAGTCGGCCGACGCGCTCAAGACGCAGGCGGACGGCCTGCAGACGCTGGGCCGCGGGATGTCGTCCGTCGGCCGCGGGCTGACCGTGGGGCTGACGGCACCGATCGTCGGCATCGGCGCCGCGGCGTTCCAGGCGTCGGGGCAGGTGCAAGAGGGGTTGAACCGGATCCGCGAGCAGACCGGCAAGACCGGCACGGAGTTCCAAGACCTCAAGCGGGTGTTCGAAAGCGTCTACGCGAACGCGCCGCAGGCGGCGGATCAAGTCGGGTTCGCCATCGGGCAGATCGCGACCCGCACCGGGCGCACCGGCGAAGCGCTCGACCAACTCTCCCGCCAGATCCTCCAGTTGGCCGACATCAGCCGCAGCGACTTGGCGCCGCTCGTCGCGACTACGACCCGGCTGTTCGGTGACTGGTCCGTCGCGACGGAGGAACAGTCGGCCGCGCTCGACTACATGTGGCGCACGGCGCAGGCGACCGGCATTCAGGTGACGCGGCTGACCGAACTGGTCGTGCAGTTCGGGGCGCCGATGCGCACGCTGGGGTTCAACCTGCAGGAAGCGGCGGCGCTCCTGGGCAAGTGGGAGAAGGAAGGTGTCAACGTCGAAACCGTGCTCAGCGGGTTGCGGTTCGCGCTGGGCAAGTTCGCCGCGGCCGGCGTGCCGCCGGCGGCCGCGCTGAAGGAGATCACCCAGCGGATCAAGGAAGCGAAGACCGAAGGCGACGCCATCGCGCTCTCGTTCCAGATCTTCGGCCGGCGCGCGGCGGTGGACATGGCGCGCGCGGTGCTGGAAGGCCGGCTCGACATCGACGAGCTCGTCAAGTCGCTGAGAGAAGGCAAGACCACCATCGAAGAGACGCACGAAGAGACGGAGACCTTCGCCGACCGGATGGCCGAACTGAAGCATCAGGTCGATCTCGCGCTGGCGCCGCTGGGCACCGATCTCAAGAAGGCGTTCGAAGACCTCAAGCCGCTCGTGGTGGAGACCGCGAAGGCGACGGCGGCGCTCGTCAAAGCGTTCTCGGAGATGCCGGCGCCGGTGCAGAAGATGGTGATCGGCGTGGCCGGCGGGCTGGCGCTCCTGGGCCCGCTCTTGATCGGCGCGGGCAGCATCACGACCGGGCTGGCGAGCCTGTTGCTGATACTCGACAAGCTGAAGACGGCGCGCGTTGGCACGGCGGCCGCGGAAGGCGTAGCCGACATCGGCACGGCGGCATCGAAAGCGCTGCCGTGGGTGACGCGGCTGGGGATGGCGCTGTCCGGCCTGACGATTGCCGGCACGGCGGCGCTCGCGTTGCGTGGGCTGGCCGGCTCGTGGGCCGGCGCGTTCGAAGACGCCGTGCGGTTCCTGCGCGGGCAGCCGATCATCAACATCCCGGCGCACCTGACCGGGCTCGACCAACCGCTGCCCAAAAAGGAACTGAAGGTCGATATCGCGCTGCAGCCCGGGGCGCCGGCGTTCGGCCCGCAACTGCCGTCGGGCTGGAAAGCCGGCAAGCCGGGTGGCGGGCTGACGGCGGACCAACTGGCCCGGGCGATCAAAGCCGCGGCGCCGCCGGGTGAGGAAGGCGAAGAGGGGGAAGAAGGCGACCTGCTCGCGCAACTGACGGGCAAGAAGAAAGGCGGCGAGACGCCGGCGCAGCAGGTGGCGAAGGAAGTCAAGGCGCTGGCCGCGCTGTGGGCGAGCGCGAAGGCGCAGGGTGCGGACCTGGGCCGGCTCATCGACGAGAAGGGCAAGGCGTTCATCGACGCGGCGTTCCAGGCGTCGATCTGGGGCGTCGCCGTCAGCGACGCGTTCAAGGAAGCGCTGGGCGCGGCGCAGCAGGCGGCGCTGGAGAAGCAACTGGCGGCGTTCGGCAAGGATCTCACCGACTGGGTCACGGAGTCGCGCAAGAAGATGGCCGCCGGCGGCAAGGACGCGGCCGACGCGCTGGCCGAAGGCATCGTCCAGAACGCGACGGTCGCGCAGGAGTTCCAGCGCAAACTGACCGACGCGACGATGACGGCCGGCGACCTGCGCATGGCGCAGATCGAGCGGGAACGGGAAGCGACGCTCAACAGTCTCGACAAGCAGGCCGGTGGCTACGACGCGGCGCGCGACCGGGTGAATGCCTACTACGACCACATGGCGGACGTGGCCGCGGGCACGGCGGACACCATCGTAGAGCGGATGCGCGCGGCCGGGATCGCGACGCGCGACGAGCTCCAGCGCACGGCCGACGAAGCGGAGCGCGACTACCGCCAGATGGCGGACGCCGTGGACGTGTTCACCGGCGAGGCCGTCTACTCCGCCGAACAGGTCCACGACGCGTGGATGCGGTGGTACGAAGCCGACAAGCGGGCGAAGGGCGAGCAACGCGGCTGGCTCACCGGGCTGTCCGCGCTGACGGACGCGTTCGTAGAACTGGCGCAGGTGGGCGGCGAGAGTCTCGCCGCGCTGGCGCGCGGGTTCGGGATGCTGCAGGCGTCCATGAAGCTGGTCAGCGACGCGCTCGACCAGATCCAGTTGGGGCAAGCGGAGTGGGGCGACGGGTTCAAGCGGCAAGGCGCGGTCAACATGGCGGGCGGCATCATGGGGCTCGCCGGCTCCGCCTTCGGGGCAGCCGGCCAGATCGGCACCAGCAAGACCGGCACGGCGATGGGGATCGGGCAGATGGCGCTCACCGGCGCCGCGATCGGC